ATAGCGAGCGACGCGACAAATTTCCTGATGCGACAGGCCGAGCTTTTTCCCCTCATCATAGGCTGCGGTCTCGATTGCCGCTTGCGCCGCCCGCTGGCGGATCATCTGGAAGAGCAATTTTGCAAGTGCTTTCTGTTCTGCCGCCTTGGTTAGGCCGAACCGTTCGGCCATCTCTCGCATCGCCCTATTTCGATCCGCTCCGTATTGGAGGATAGCCGCGACGTCGAAAGCGTCGATGGCGGTGACGGTACACCAATCAGGCAAGTTCTCTGCGTGGAGTGGGTCGCTGGCGTTGTGGCTGAAGACGCGATCGGTGCCCCCGAAGGTCTTGATATCGGCGCCGTACATGCCCGAGCTGCTGTTTGGGTGGCGCCATTTAGTGCCGCGCTGATCATATGCATGGGCGCGTAGGATATCGGCTAGGTCGAGACGCGCCCGGATCTTCTCAATGAGAGAGTCGTCCGGATCTATCCCCTGTTCCAGGCGCTCCAAACGACGCCGCGCGCGATCCTCGGACGCTTTGACGGCTTCCGCCTGGGCGTTAGCCGCTTCAGCGTCCAGAATGGCTTGACCGGCCTTGGTGAGGGCGTCTGCATTCAGCGGGGCGCCGTCGATAACGTGGCATTGGTGCCAGGGCTCATCGGCCTCGCTGGATGGCAGGTAAAACAGCGACGATGGGCCGCGTTTGGATCGGTCGAGAACGCCGTCAAGACGCAGAAACTTGGCGACGATCTCCGATGCTGGGATTTCAGGGTCCAGCTCGGCAGACAGCGGGAACACCAGCCGGTAACGGTCAGCGCCTGGCCTGTGCGAGTGTGACGTGTAGCCCAAGCAAGCCTTGCCCAGTGTTCGGACACGATCCAAAGCGGCTTCCAGAGGCGTGGGGATCTCGCCGGTTTCCTTGTTGGCTTCGATGTCGAGAGCGACAGCGGTTCGGGCGATGACGTTCCCCTTGAGGCGCCGCACATGACGATTGTCTGCCTCTAACTTGAAGCGCGCCGTGGCGAAGCAGGGGCCATCTTTTACCCCTTCACGCCGATGCTTGAATACCTGCGTGAAGTGATCCCAGGGCATGATCTCCGGGTCGCCATAAGCCGGGCCGACAGGAAACGCGGTTTCGAACCATGAGATTGTCATGCGGATATCGCGTGCTGTCATGCCCTGGCATCCTCAAACGCCTGGGCAATCCGACGCCGCTCTTCAGCGCCTTCCGCAGATTTTGATTGGAGCATGTCGGCAACTTGCCTGAGCGCAGAGGCTGCGACTCGTGCTTCATGCAAGTTTAGGGCAACGACTTTGACACGACGTGACTGCCGACCTAACGCGGCAATCAAGCGGTTTTCCGCAAAATTTTCCGGCGAGTTTCTGTGCATTGGAGCTCCAATGCCGCCGAATTCGCTTGCACGCCGCCGCGGGATTATCTAGATCAACAGTGCCGCCGTTGATTATTAGAGCTCCCCACAGCCGCCGAAGAAATTCGAGCGGCTGTGTTTCGTTAGGCGGCGCTTTTGCGGGGCTTCTGCGGGCGGATCTGCGCCGCCGGCTGAGCTTCAAGCCAAGCCAAGCCTTTCTCGATATTGATGAGGGTACGAGTGCCGACTTTGACAGCCTTCAAATGGCCATGGCCGAGTGCATCGTATGTGGCACGCCGGCCCATGCCGGAAAGAAGGCACCATGTGTCTATACTGCCGAATCTCGGCGTAACAGCGGCGCCGGGTCTGGCCTGACTTATCGTTGTGTTCATAAAACTACCTCCGCATGAAAGTGCAAACGGGTAGCTTATGACCGAGTGTTAGGCTGCGATGGAATATGTTAAACAGGGCGGCGATTAAAGATGGCGTCTGCCCTGTTTTAGAAGGGCAAATCTATACCCCTCTTTTTTACGTCTGCTTTTATCCGCCGCAACTCCCTTGCTAAAGTTTCCTTATTGTAAACTTGGCCAGTTACGGATTCGATGCATCTTTTGTAAACATAGGTCGCTGGACCTCCCTGAGTAAAAGAGGCTTGACCCCGTCCAGAGGCTACTAGCGCCTCTCGGATCTTATCACGCAACAACGCTCTACTATTTATCGGGGTGATCATGTGTCGTCGCAATATATGCGATCTATCGGGTCGTTTTTTAGGCGTGTCAAAGAAGTATAGGTCGATAGCCTTTTGTAGTTTTTTACCTCCCTCGATTTGATATCGAATTGCATTCATTTCTCTAGAGAAAAATTCACGTACCCTCTTAAAAGGCTTCTCGCCCCCCTCCTGATTTTTTTCTTCGCTATAAAACTCTTCATGTTCCTCGAAGTCTTTGATTAATTCTTCAAGGAGATAGGATTGGACTTTAATCAACTTACTGATCGTGCGGGTCAATGCCGCCCCTTCTTTTTGCCCCTCCCGTTTTAAATCGATTGCAAATTTTCTTCTTTTCGCGCCTTCACTTTCAAGGAACTTATCCTTTCCAGGTGGGGTGCCACGACGTCGGATCATTTCGTTTAAAACAGAAACGATTTCTACGCATTGCTCCGCACTCGGCACTGGCCGTCTACGCTGCTTTCCTTCCATATATTCTTCAAACCACGCGGCTACATCCGCGCCGCTCAGCAGCTTCAACTCTCCTTTCTTTGCGCCAGCCTTAGCCATTGCTATCACCGTCATTCTTTACTGTTGAACAAAACGCCGCCCAAGCCTCCATCAGCTTGCGCCGCCGGTCCAGCAGGTCGCCGCGTTGATACGCCGCCACTGTCTTGTCGCCGACCGTATGCGCGAGGGCTGCTTCAGCGATATCCGCCGGCTGCCCCGTCTCGGCGGCCCAATCGCGGAACGTAGACCGGAAGCCGTGCGCGGTCAGGTCATCGCGCTTCATCCGCCGCAGGGTCATCAACAGCGCCATGTTGCTGAGCGGCTTATCCTTCTTGCCGCCGGGGAAGACGAACTCGGCGTCATCGACGAGGAGCTTCGCGGCTTCCCGCAGGAGCACCACGGCATCGGCCGACAACGGCACCCGATGCTCTACCCCCGCCTTCATCCGCTCTCCCGGAATGGTCCAAACGGCGTGCTGCAGGTCGATCTCGGACCACCGCGCGCCGATGACCTCGCCCGTCCGGGCCGCGGTCAGGATGGCAAACCGGAAAGCCAGCGCGGCCGTCCCCTGCTCGGTGGCGAGCGCCTTCATAAAGGCGCCGCTTTCTCGCCAGGGAAGCGCGGCATGGTGTTCGACCTTCGCGACCTTGGACTTCTTGGGCAGGACGTTCTCTAGGTGCCCGCGCCAGCGCGCCGGGTTCTCCCCTGCCCTCCAGCCATGCGTCGTGGCGTAACTGAGAACCGATTCTATGCGCCCCCGGACGCGGGACGCCGTCTCCGACTTGGTGGTCCAGATTGGCTCAAGAACGCGGGTCACGTGCCCAGTGTCGATCTCCGACACGGCTAGGCCGCCGATGAGCGGGTAGACATAAGCGGCGAGCGTGTTCTCCCACTGGCCGACATGCTTTTCATTCCGCCAGGCCGCCTTGTTCGCGGCGATATATTTTCCGGCGCAGTCCTTGAAGGTGATGGCCTTGGCCGCCTCCAGCTTCCTCGCCTTGCGCTTGGCGTGCTTCACCTCAAGCGGGTCGATCCCCTCCAGAAGTGCCTTGCGACACGTCTGGGCCCGATCGCGCGCCTCGGATAGGCCGATGGTGTAAAGCGGCCCCAGCCCCATCTCTCTGGCCTTACCGTCGAGCATGAAGCGGAAAATCCAGGACTTCCCGGTCTTTGTTGGCTTGCCGTTCTCGTCCAGGGCGTTCGGCCCGACATGGAGCCATAAACCGCCGCCATCCCCGTACATGCCGGGCCTATTGGTGTTCTTCACCGCCGCGGGCGATAGTTTCTCGACCTTGCGTGCCATTGTCCGCCAAACCTCGATCTACGTTCTATCCCACAAATTTAAGTGAGATGTACGCGCACGCGGACGCACGGTCAAGCAAATTGATCGCGCTCTAAGCTATGGATTCATTGGCTTTTTTGATCGGGGATGCAGGGTGGTGCAAAGGGTTCTGGCGGAGGAGATGTCCGCCACAATTAATTCTCTCGGAAGCTCAGCTCCTTAAAAAGTACTCTGTAGATCAAATGACTTTACAAAACTTCCGTATCACGACCTATCTTGAAATGCCTCTGCTTTGCATGTAATTTTGATGGCTAGTTTGATGGCTGCAAAAACAGAGGCGTTATGGCACAGGGCAATAAGCTGAACTCAATGCAGGTAAAAGGACTGGTTAAGCCAGGTCGCTACGGCGATGGCGCGGGGCTCTGCCTTCAGGTCCGGTCGCCGACCAATCGCTCATGGCTTTTCAGGTACATGCGTGATGGTCAGGCGAAATGGCTTGGCCTTGGAGACGAACAGGTAGTCAGCCTCGCGCAAGCCCGCCAGAAGGCGGCGAAGGCTCGCGAGGCATTGGCCGCCGGTATCGACCCTATCGAACAGAAGAAGGCAGACAGAGCGGCGCGAAAGCTCGCCCTGGCCGTAAAAACCTTCGCCGAAGTGTCTGAGCTATTCATCAAATCCAACGAGGCCGGTTGGAGGAACGACAAGCATAAAGCGCAGTGGCGTTCGACCCTCGAGACCTATACCAGCCCGGTGATCGGCAAGGTAAAGATTAACCAGATCACGACAGACCACGTCGTAGCCATCCTCGAGCCGATCTGGACGACCAAGACCGAGACCGCCACTCGCGTAAGAGGCCGTATCGAGAACGTCCTCGACTTCGCTACGGCGCGTGGCTGGCGGAGCGGCGAGAACCCTGCCCGCTGGCGCGGTCACCTCGATCATATACTGCCGGCCAAGTCGAAGGTGGCTGCCGTGGAGCATCACGCGGCGCTGCCCTGGCGCGAGATTCCTGAATTTATGATCGCCCTTAGGGCGCAGGAGGGCATTGCCGCCCAGGCCCTGGACTTTCTGATCCTCACCGCTGCGAGGAGCGGCGAAGTTCGCGGCGCGCTCTGGGGCGAGTTTGACCTTGACGCCAAGATATGGACCGTGCCCGCCGCCCGCATGAAGGCTAAGAAACAACATCGAGTGCCGCTATGCGATCGCGCCATCGCTGTTCTGCGGACGATGAAGCCACTCGGCGGGGACGCCTCTAGCGTGGTCTTCCCTGGAATGAAGACCGGCAAACCGCTGTCCGATATGTCGCTCGCGGCGGTCCTGAAGCGAATGAAGCGGGACGACATCACCGTACACGGCTTCCGTTCTACGTTTCGCGACTGGGTGGCCGAAGCCACGTCCTTCGCACGCGAAATCGCCGAGACGGCTCTCGCACATACGAATAAGGACAAGGTCGAAGCCGCCTATCTGCGCGGCGATCACTTCGATCAGCGTCGCGCACTCATGGAGCAGTGGCAGGAGCATTGCTCGGACAAGGTTACTGCGCGTTAGGCCGACTGAGCCGAGCTGACAAAAATCACAAGTTCGTGAGACTCTTTTTCATGGATGCCGCGAAATGACATTAAAATCCAAAAACTATCGTCTTATCAGTTAGTTAGAGGCGCTATTCGTTTCGGTGTTAGGGGCTTGTGTAAAGTCACGACTGGGTATTCTGAGAAGGTCCGATCGCTACTGGAGAAGATATGTCGGACTTATATTCCACAGCCCAAGCTTGTAAGAGCTTAGGTATTAGTATCCCCACACTCTATCGTCTGTTCGCACGCGGCGAAATTTCCGCCATCAAGATCGGACGGAGAACCTGCATCCGCGCAAGCGAGATTGAGCGCTTCATCGCAAGTCGCCCGGCGCTCCAGGCTCGCACCGGCCTCAAGGCTAACTAACCCTTCACTCCATCCTTGCCACGACCGCGCCGGAAATTTGAGTACGTTTTTAAGTTGTTTAGGTTGAGAACGTTGGAAAAAGCGGTCCTTTTAACAGGATCATATTCCAGTGAATTTCGCATTCTACGCCTCAGTTCCGAGAAGCATCGGCACGTCATCCTCTCTGCCGTCCGACGCGTACACGCGACGCATGATCGAACTTATCGACGAACTGGCGGCGCTTCCTGAGGAGGGCGCGCGATTAGCGGCCCCGGCACGCGCCGGCGCTTTGCCTCGCACACCCGATCAGGGCTGCTATCGACATATCCCTTGCGGCTCTCGGTGCGCTTGACTACCGAAGCCGAGGCACGATCATGCGCACCGATCGCCGCCACCAGATCCGCCATCGTGCGGGCTCGCTTTCCAATCATAACCACCAGGGAGAAACGCCATGCTGTTTCGTCTTTTCCGCCGCGCGCCGCGCAGCAATGGCGCGCGGATCGAACCGACCGCGCCGCCTGCGCTACCGGCCGTTGAGCCGATCAACGAACCGCCACCGGATCGCTTCACGCGGCGTCGCCGGGCGATTGACCGTGGCATGCAGACGATTGCCGATAAGCGCCATGACAGTGCCGTGGAGGGCGGCGCCATTGCTGCGGAATGGCAGACACTACCGAATAGCGGTGGCGACTGCCTGGACGAGCACGCGGCGCACAGCGGAAAGGTCTTTCTGATCCGCGACAGTTGGGCGATGGCCGAGGGGCTGCTTAAGCCTGGAGCCCGGCCATTCATGGATGAGATCGAGCGGCCAGGGCATAACTCGGGCTGCAATTGCGCTTACACATACGTCTTCTCACCGCGCCGCCTGCCGGAAGAGTTGTTATCGGAAAAAGCTTTAGCGCAGATTGCCGAAGGCAAGCGGCGCATGGCCGCCTTAGGCATCAAGGTCACTGTTTCCGCCCAAAAAGCGCCTTAAGCCCAGCCTCGCCGCCGCGCGAGACACGCTTTCCGATCATCACCAGGGAGAACGCCATGCTGTTTCGTCTTTTCCGCCGCGCGCCGCGCAGCGATGTCGACCAGGCTGTGCCGCCTGCACCACCAGCCGAAGCAATCGAGCCCGCCGATTCAAAGCAAAGACATTCGATGCCAACGGTTCGGTTCGACCCTTCGCGCGTAACCGATTCAGTGAAGGCCGATCTGATGCAGAACATTAAGCTCCTCAAAGATGTCGAGAAGCCATATCACCAACGGATATATGATGCCGCCTTGCGCTCTATATCGGCCGGGCGCGATGTTGGCGGATTAACCCAGGCCATACGAGACATGGGCATTACCGGCATGACCAATAACCGGTCGGCTGAAATCTCTCTCCTTCTGAACAACAAGGCCACCGCGATAATCCGTGCGAAAAAGATGACATCGGCTGGCATTCAGCACGCCATTTGGCTGTATTCCGGTGCAGGTTGCGTGAGAGACCCCAGAAACCCATCACCGGAGGAGCAAGCGCGGGAAGCCGCACACATAGCCGCCGACGGCCAGCGATACGAGGTTGCAAAGGGCATGTTCCTCAATGGCAGGTGGACACATCCAGGCTGGGAAGAAGGATGCAAGTGTGTTTGCAAAGCGGTAGTTCCGGGGCTCGACAGGGCGTGAGGCTGCACATCGCACGCCACTACCAGCCCCGCCGCCCGTCGGCCATCCGAAGATCGACGGTCGACCGCTGCAGCGATATTATCGCTTGATCTGGCGCGATTTTTAAGCGATATTATCGCTCATGAAGACGATCATCCTCACGCCGAGTGCCGCGAAAGACCTGGACTCATTGCCGCAGGATGCACGCGAAGCGGTCGGGAATGGATTGATCCAATATGCCACCGAGGGCAGCGGCGACGTGAAACGCCTCCAGGGGCGCGACGGTTTCCGGCTCCGCATCGGGCAGTACCGGGTCATATTCGATGAGGACGAGACGACAGTCCTGGCTATCTACATCGGCCGCAGGGCGACCACGACGTATAAGAGGAACTGAATGCCATGAACGATCCGCAGATCATCCGCACGGCGGCCGGCGAAGAACTCGTTGTGCTGTCGCGCGCCGAATATGACGCACTGCTTGCACGCGCAGAGGAGCACGACGAGGACGAGGATGACGTCGCGATCTACGATGCTCGAAAGGCAGAACTCACAGCAGGCGGGGAGAAGCTGCCGGCAGAAGTGAGCGCCCTGGTGCTGCGCGGCTACAGCCTGCTCGCTGCAATCCGGAAATGGAAAGGTCACACTCAGGTTTCCGTGTACCAGGTAACCGACATTAGCCAAGGCTACCTGTCCGATCTGGAAAGTGGCCGACGGACAGGTTCAAGAGAGACACTGGAGGATTTGGCTAGGTTCTACGACGTGCCGGTGTCCTGGTTGGTTTCAGCCGAATAGCGGCCTTCCGGGGCAGCCGCGACCTGCCCGGTCAGTAAGGCCAATCTTCATAGCTGCGGCGTTTTCTGGCTACATATGCAGCGCGGTTTGTGAGATTGAGAATGAGCGCTGCCGAGGATGAGGAATAGCGTCCCTGAGGGTGACAGTCCGGGATAACCATCGTCAAATGGCCCGTTAAATTCTCGATGTCTGGGTCGTCAAACGACACATCTACCTTGTGAGCGAAGCGATTTCGCACGCGCCGCAAAATAGTGATCTCTCGGTGTTCCGCATCACTGATTAAACCCAGTGCGTGGGCTGCTGTTGCTCGTGAACTCAGGGTGGCAAGAGGCGCGCTAAGTAGCTGCGCGGCGGACGCGCCCTCTATCATGAAGCTCTGTAGTATTTTGAGCAGAAGGTCGTCGATGTAGCTGCAAGCTACCAGGACAAGGCCGCGTCCAGTTGCTGTCTTCAGCTCCTTATTCATCTCGCGAATAAAGGCGTCAAACCCAGCCAGATGCTGCGGCGGCCAAGCGGGCCGCTTTGGCGTGCTGTCGTCCATCCCTTCGTCTTCTTTCATCCGTCACCCAAGCATCTAGTAAGATGAGAGTAACCGGCTTTCCTCGTTAGGTCATCATGTGCGAACTAACCTTTCGCTCTCACTGCCTTATCTGTCGGTAGACCGTCGGCCGTCAGGCGGCTCGCGACCGCAAAGGGCCGACCGGAATCTTGCAAAAAATTTCGCGCGGGTAAGCCGGTATATGGCGGCACTTCAAAATCGTCTCCCTCACCTCCGCCCCAGGGTCTGGGCGCTGCACATATTGAAGCGTCGATTGATGCGTTGATGTGTTGACTCGAATTTACAGGCATGTCAAATCTCACTACGTTCGTTGAGAGGTTTGACAATTATGGCTGAAGGTCGGTTCGTTGCTTATTATCGCGTTTCCACTGTTAAGCAGGGCCGCAGCGGTCTCGGACTCGAAGGCCAGCAAGCGGCGGTGCGGTCCTACCTCAACGGCGGCGCATGGACGCTGACTGACGAGTTCACTGAAGTTGAGTCCGGCAAACATGATGACCGGCCGGAGCTATCCCGTGCACTCGATCTGTGCCGGCTGACGGGCGCCACGTTGGTTATCGCCAAGCTCGACCGCCTCAGCCGCGATGCGCACTTCCTTCTCGGTCTGGAGAAGGCCGGCGTGGATTTCGTGGCTGCGGACATGCCGAACGCCAACAGGCTGACGGTGCGCCTCATGGCGGTTATCGCGCAGGAGGAGCGCGAAATGATCTCCAAGCGCACTAAGGATGCCCTGGCAGCGGCGAAGGCACGCGGTCAGAAGCTCGGTGGCTTCCGGGGCGGCCCGGTGCCGGACGGGCACAAGGGCGGCGAAGCCGTTGCGGAGGCCGCCGACGCCTTCGCGGCGCGAGTGGCGCCGATCGCCAATGAGATGCGCAGTGCCGGCCTTAGCCTCACCGCCATCGCGGAAGCACTGGAAACCAAAGGCATTCGCACGGCACGCGGCGGCGCGTGGACTGCAACAGCAGTGCGCCGCATCCTGGCTCGGTAATCGGGTTTTTCTCCGGGGAAAAAATTTCCCCGGAGAAAATTGTTCGCCGGGGAACACGCGTTAGCAGATCGCGTCCCGCTGTCGTGAGCCGCTTTCGGGTGGTTTTTTGTCTACGAGCCAGATAGGAAAGTACGCAAGTTACGTAGTAAATTGCTCAAAACAATCTAAATTCATGCTGTAGGATATACGCGTGATATCGGGTACGTTTCCGTTTGCAGTCGATTTCGTCTGCACGTATTGGAAAGCACACACGTTGATTAATGACAGGCTGTTGACAGTAAAAGAAGTCTGCGAGCTCGTTCATATTTCGAGATCGCATCTTGGGGACATCACGAAGCAGGGCCGTCTAGCGATGGTGAAATTCGGCGCGCGCTCTGTGCGCTATCGCGCTTCTGACATCGCGGCCTTTCTCGCGGCCAACACCAAAGGAGCCCGCGCACATGTCGAATAATACAGAGCGCTCCCGCTCCGCACGCGTCCGCGTGACGCACGGCTGGATCGAGGAGGATAAGTATCTCGAACAAAGGCGCCGAGAGGCCGTGAACATCCTCGCTTCGGACTGCGCGGACATCGAATTTCTTCATCCGTCGTGCGACGAGGACGGGCCCTGCATCAGCAGGACACTTCTCGACCGCGACGAGGCGAGGACGTTGCTGCAAGAGACCGCGAACGCAATCCCGGTGCGACACATGCTCAGCGTGACCATGGAAGCCTGCGAGGTTCGCGCCAACGCCGAGGCGACCCTGAAGATCGAGCGAGGGGAGCGACCAATCGTGGCAGAAGGCGCAACGCTCGCGCTCGCCATGCTCGTCCGCGACGCGCGTGATCGCGGCGACATCGACATGACGGAAAAATGGGCTGTGTTCCTGGCGGCCGCAATTGCCCTCGCCGAGGAAGACCGCATCTCGCGCATCGCGCATCTGGAGCAGGAAGGGCTGCCCCCGCCGGGTTTCGGCAGAAAAAAATAGGCCGCCGCGTGATCGCAACACGCGACGGCCGACTCAACTACTTCCAAACAGACAGGCTTTATTATGTCGTATATCAAAGAGCAAGCGATGCTTGCCGCCGCCGACAACGCATTTTCTACCGCAGCAGCACCGAAATCGAGTGACCTACCCGGAGTCCAACCCGATGCGGAGATGATGCGCGACTATTTCCGCAGGGTGTATGCGGACCTGACCACGATCGCATGGGAGACCGGCGCGGTAGCAGAACTGAAGACGCTGCCCGCCACGCGCGGCCAGGGCTTCACCGCCATAGCGCACTTCGCGCCGGGCGACGTTGAAGGCATGACGGCACAAGCCGTCGCCTGGAACGTCACGCCAGGCCAGAACGTGTACTCAACGCCGGGCATCTGCCGCCGTGGCCCGAACGGAAACGCCACTGACGCCGGGTTCGAAGGCGCTGCATATGCGTGGGCGGACATCGATGACGATCGCTCCTATGAAGATATCACCCGCATCTCCCATGATCATGGCCCGGCCTACACTCTCTTAACGGGCCATACGTGGCGGGACGGCGGGCCCGTGGGCGTGCGCGCGCAGATGCTGTTCAGGCTCCCCGAGGTTATGCGTGACCCGGCAGAGCTACGCGCCGTGAACTCACGCTTCAGGGACGCTCTTGGCGGCGACCCGTCCGTGGTCAACCCCAGCCGCGTCATGCGCATCCCTGGCAGCACTGCATGGGGAAAAAAGCATAAGATCGGCCGCATGACTGAGTTGACCTTTGGCGCATGGCAGGACAGCGCCCGAACCGTCGATGCGGAGATTGTCCGCGCCGCCGCGACCGCAGCAACCGCAGCGAGGGCGGAGCGCGAACGCGCCTGGCAGAGCGAGGACGGCAAACACCCCGAAAATAGCTGGATTAAGCATCTTCCGGCCGAGGAGCAGCTTGCCTTCATCCGGGACTTGCTCGCTAGCACGAATAACCAAGGCAAGAACGACATGCCCCGCGGGACATGGTTGAGAGTCCTTTTCGGGGCCTGCCACGCCGAGGTACTTGGTATTCATGGCGCCGTGGATCTGTTCCGCGACTGGTCGTATGCGGGCGGAAAAGCCGCGACTGAGGACGAGATGGAAAGGGACATCAACTCGTACAACCCGCACCATCCGAATCCGGTACGTCTCGGCACTCTCCTTCGCCTCTGCGGCGAGCACGGCGGCGAGGCCACGTCCCGCGCGATCGACGAATACAGGGCGAAAGCCACTTACGAGAAGACGATCGCCGAGATCGCGAAGGAGCGCGACCGGACGATTGCCGAGATCAAGGGCCTGCCAGTGCCCGAGAGCGCTGCGGACGCAATCCCAAGCCTCTTTTCGCGGCGCATCGATTTTGCAAGCTTTAAAGGTAAAGCGATCCCAGCACGTCAATGGATCGTGCCCGACTGGGCGCCGGCCGGCACGGCAACGCTGCTCTACGCGTCCGGCGGCACGGGAAAATCGATGCTCACGCAGCAGCTCGCAACCGCCACCGCCATCGGCGGCAAGTGGCTGGGCATGAGCGTTCAGGACTGCAAGGCGTTCTGTTACTTCTCGGAGGACGACGACGAAGAACTGCTGCGCCGCCAGGCTGCAATCTGCCGGGCCTACGGTGCCGATCTGGATGGAGTGCCGGACCTATACACAGTCTCAGGCGTGGGGTTCGACAATCTGCTCATGACCTTTGACCACAACGAACGAGGGCGGCGCACGAAGCTGCTAACTGACCTGGAGGAGCAGGCCGGGGATTTTGGCGCGCGGCTGATTGTTCTGGATACAGCCGCGACGTCATTCGGCGGCAGCGAGAATAACCGCGCACAGGTCACGCAGTTCGTGACAGAACTTACGAAGATCGCACGGCGGCTGAACGGCGCGCTGATTCTAAACGCGCACCCAAGCCGCGCGGGCGCGGGCGTTGGCGGCGACTTGGACGGCGGATCGACCGCATGGAATGCGAGCGTTCGCAGCCGGTGGGGGCTGGAGCCCATGGCTAAGGGCGCCTCATTCGACAAGCACGTTCGGATACTGACTCACCGAAAGTCAAACTACGGTGAAATGCAGGAGCCTGTCCGCCTCTTCTCGAACTGCGGCGTTTTCGAACCGATGGAGGGCGCCAAGGCGGGGCGGTCGGTGGATGACGTTTTCATCTTCCTGCTCGCACAATTTGCCATCGGCGGCCGGATGGTATCTGACTCCAAGAACGCAGGGAACTACGCGCCGCGCGCGTTCGCGGGCACATACCACCCGGAAGGCTACACGAAGGCGGAATTTACCTGTGCGATGGAACGTCTATTCGCGCAGCAGCGCATCACGGTCGATGCAGTCGGCAAGGAGAGCAGGCCGCAGCGCTGCATCACGAGTGTCCCGGCATGACCGGGCAGGCGCCCGTCCCGGTCGCGTTACTGTTAAAAGGCATAGGATTTTACTTGACTATTTAATATAATATTAAGAGTCCCAGGAATTACTCCAATCTTTCAAAAGCAAAGCCTGCGCCCGTTACGGGCCAGGATGGCTGTCACTCGACAAACCATTGAAATACAATCGTTTTCGTATGAGCGTACCGGTCCCGTCCCGGTCCGTGCCAGTTCAGGGACCGGGACGGGCTAAAACGGCGAAACCCGCGGAAACCCTAAGTTTTTTTAAACGTGCCGGTCGGGTGCCGGTGTTGCGTACCGGTCCGTACCGGTCCAAAAGATGCTGTATTTTCCTAGGTACCGGTTCCGTACCGGTCCGTGCCGGTGTCCCCCCATACCCCTGTAGGCCCTGCTGCGCCGGTTGGGCGCGCGGGCCTTATGATTTGCATGATCTATGCGCTGCTCCTCGCCCGCCTATCCGTCAAACTGAAAGCGGCACTCATGCGAGCGGTGAACGCCGCCGGCACTCACACAATAGTCCGCACTCTGAACGTGCCCCGAGAACGCGATAGGAAGGCCGCCTAACGGGGCTGCCGGCATAGGACGGACAAAATCCCGAACGTCGGTCGCTATTCACCTCCCCATGGTATCTGCTACCGTCTTCGTAAACATTTCTGCCAAAGCGTTAGAGGTAAGATAAAATGCGAGCCGGGGCGGCATTATTGGGCGGATTGGCCTTTATCGGGCTTTCGGCGGGTTCGTTCGCATTTTACCGGCACTCTAAGATTGATGCCGGGCACCGCGCGTTTTTGAGCAAAGACGATGCGGCCGTGATCGGCGATTTAAGCCCGTTTTCCGGCTGGTTTAACCCGCAAGCCGAGACGGATCTTGGCGATGCCTATTCGGACGAGAAGGACTTCCAGAAGGCGCTTCCGCTCTTTCAGCTCGCCGCCAGGTCAGGCTATGCGCGCGCGGAAAACAACCTGGCGATTATGTACGCACACGGCAACGGCGTTCCGGCTGATGCTGCCCAGGCGGTCTATTGGATGACGAAGGCGGCCGACCAGGGGCTTGCAAGCTCGCAAGTTTCGCTCGGCATGGCCTACATGAACGGTAGCGGCGTCCCAAAAGACTACGCGAGAGCTCTGGCTGTCCTGCAAAAGGCGGCAGACGAGGGAAATTCGGACGGCCAAGACCTGCTGGGCGAGCTATATGCCTACGGCTGGGGCGTTCAGCAGGATTATTCCCAGGCGGCAACCCTCTATCAGCAGGCGGCCGATCAGGGAAACTACGTCGCTGAGGACAACTTGGCGGATTTGTATTTTAACGGCCAAGGCGTCCCGCAGGATCTGGCGAAAGCGGCAAAATATTACCACCAATCCGCGGATCAGGGATATGCGGACGCGCAATTCAATCTCGGTGTCACGTACCTAAACGGCCAGGGAGTTGCGGTGGATGCCACCAAGGCTGTGTCGTGGTTCTATAGGGCAGCGCAGCAGAACGATCCCCATGCAGAAGATGCGCTCGGCCAACTGTATGCCGATGGCCCCCCGATCAACGATGGCTGGGTTATGCCGGAAAGCACCGTTTTATCGTATATGATGTTCAATTTGGCGGTAGCGCAGGGCAATCCCGGCTCAAAAGACCTTAGAGACAAGCTCGCCGCCAGGATGACGCCGGAACAGATTGCCGATGCTCAGTCCATGTCGAGCAAATGGGATGTTGGAACGCCGCTGCCGAGGAATGTCCCGTATGAGGATTGGGCGCCCGATAGCATCTTTTCATCGTCAGACGATTACCAGGATAGCCGGGTCTGGTTTTCCCGCGAGTTCACCGTCGCAGGCAAAAAAGAATATGCGGTGTTCATGGTCACTAAGGGCGGTGACTATCATGCGGCGCAGGCGGCTATCAGCGTTGCCACCTTTGACGAAAGCCTACAGCCTGGCACAATTGAGTTTGGGCCAAATGCCCAGAAATTCTTTGCCCAGGTTGGCACCTATGGCGATGTCCTGCCTTTGAAGAATCCGAATGCTCCCTACGCATCGCCAGATCGCCTGGACGCGCCGCAATTCGACTTAGGGCACGGGCACTTCGCGATCCTTGTGCCAGACGGCTACAGCGGTATGGGCACCACCGATAATGGCTACGACGTATTTCTGTTTGATGCGGCGACCAGCAGTTGGACGAGCGCCGGCGCGATCGCCACCCACGACGATGACATGAACGGCTGCGGCAACCAGGGCGCAGACGAACCGCCGTGCAACTCGTGGACAGGGACGGTAAGCCTTGTGGATGTCGCGGGCAGTATCTGGCCGGAATTCGTTGTCCATGGGCACGGCACAGCACTGGACGCGAGCAACAAGGTCATTCCCGTCGGAGACGTGATCTATCATTATGACGGAAAACAATATTCCGCGTTGCCGGCACGTGGACCCGCTTCGTAAAGAATGCAGAATTCAAAAATTTTAAAAATTACTCGCGCGAGTGATTTTGCCCACCCGCAGAAGCCGCTCAGACGAGCGCCTGAAGGCTTACGGGCGACGGGCTGACCTGACTGCCGGGCAGCACTTGCGGCTCGTCTACGTCCATCTGAGCGCCGGTACAGCCGGCGCTCCATACGACTCCGACTATTGATCCGGGTCAGACGGCGGTAGTCTGATCGCGGACGTCAAAGTATCGGTCACTTCAGCATTGAAGCTGCCGCCCTGCGAAATTTGATCGAACGAACTATTACCGTCCATGCTTGTGTCGATCGTGTCGTTCACCATGACGCCATAGATCTGATAGTAAATGTCGTCATTCGCGAAAATCGGTGCAGTGGACCATTTCCAGTCGGTAGAGAGGACAGCCCGGGCACTCGCCGTGGCGCAGGGACGGGCCTTCGTCAACGTCATCGTCGTCATTGTGACGAACGCGCTATCATCGGTGGCATCGGAGTCTTCCGCCATCAACGTATTGCGGCGCTTGGTTTCCGCAGCTGAGGCGTCGGTCCAGCCCAGCTTGTTGTTGTCGTGGTGTAGGTCGTAGGGATCCTGCAGATTGCCATTAAGGATATGGCCGGCATATTGAAATACCGCCCCAGCCGGGATATGGATCGGGCCATCTTCAAAGAAACCATTATAGGCATCTGGATCAGGATCTGTAACGCAGACCTTGATCTGGCCGGCCGACGCCTGGCTACTCCAAATGATGGCTACGACCGCAGCCGCTAGGATGGATTTCATGGATAGCATTCCGTTAACAGACGGCTTGTTATTGGCATGGCTAGCCAGCCGTCTCAACATGCCGCGAAAACGCAATAGGAAGGGCCCCTGGGGGGCGCCCGTCAGGCGGATGACGTTTACAAAATCGAGATTTCTGGTTGGTGCTTTCAGTCCGGCCCTACTGACTTGATGTTCACGGCGATCTTCGCCAGGACGGCGGCAAGGACCTCAGAGAAAGGCTGCGGACCGCCGTTAAATTCATCATCGTGGCAGTAGTCTGGCGTCCGCCTGCGAATATCCGCAACTGCGTGCCGGAGCCGGGAGACCTTTACACGCAGGTCTAGAAACGGGTCCCACGCTGCTTCTTGCTCGACATTTTTGGGAAAACCATCTTCTCCAAATGGGTCATCTTGGTCGTATGGATCAACCGTTGAACGTTGAGAATTGCGCGTTGTGTACTCGGCCCTCAAAGCGCGATGGCCGGACAGGTTAGCGACGGCCTCGAGAATGACGTCTGCCCATCGGTCCACGGCAGAGCCACACTCTCTTAGCGCTGCGAGCGCTTCCACTTGGGCGCCGATCACAGCTTCGACGTCATTCCGCCGGAACATGACTTCGGAACCGCTGAACCTGAGAATCGTGAGGCCGGTTTGCGTTCGGATCGCCCGTTCGCGTTCGCGGTCAGCACGGACCTGCTCGACGTTCTCGGCGTGACCTATTCGGCCGTCGCACTCTATGAAGAACGCTAAACGTGACAGCGGCGTAGTCCGACGGATATTGCCTACGTCGGCACAAACCACCATGAAATCAGCCCGATATTGGCCCACACTGACCTGGGGGAAAATAACTAGCCGGCTGCGGGCGATCGCCATCGGATCAGCCGCGACGGCCTCGAGCGCTTCGAACCAACCTGCTGCGCGGGCGAACACTGCACGCGCGTTTGTCCCTGGGCCTCCCTCCAAGATTCGAGCCAAATCTCCTTCGGCCGGCGACTCCAGGAGAAGGCCGCCAGGCGGCCAACGTTCAAGCAGTTCTAGGCTCATTGGTCTGCCCCCGAGGTTGGTATGTGTGAAGCGTACGCCATCAAATCTGATCGTACGGCGAGCGCCTGTCTACCGACTCCTGGGCCTGCCTGATCATGGAAAAATCCAAAAAGTCTAAAAAATTACTCGGGCGGGTCAGACTTTCCGGCACTTCCGGCGCTTTTCGCGCCCGCCCCTGTCGCGGGGGTGCCCGCCGGTCTGCAAGGCCGGCGCGCTACACTGGGCAGATGAAGCAGCCGAAACCGATCGATATCCCGTTCCTAAAAACGATGGTCGCCATAATCGAGATCACCCTAGATCCGCGGTCATCGAAGCGTGACAAATACGCCGCCCGACAGGTGATCGCGCTCTATCACAGCGAAATGGACATGGACCAGCTGGCGGCGGCGTGGCGTGTGCTGCACCGAGCGCGAGTTGCCCAACAAAAAACCGGCCATAAATAGCCGGTTTTCAGTAGCGTATATCAGAAGCCGGATGCACGCCGGACTTCGGGCGGCCATGTCTCCAGCGGTTTGCCGATCCACTTCGGGATTTCCATGACGGCATCGGCAGCCGCGTTGGCTTCACTGATTACCGCATCGATCGCGGCCGCCTGCGTTTCAGCCTTGGCGGCTTGCAGCTCGACAAGGCGCTTCGAGGCCCAGTTTTCACGGAATCGCCGTTCCAAAATCCAGGCCGAAGAGCGCCAGTTGCCGTTCCTCGCATCACTCAGAATGACATCAACGAGTTCTTTTTCGGCCTGAGCGTCAGCCGCTCTTATGGACTCCGAAAACTGCAAAAACTCATCCGAAGCATTCGGTTTCTCGCCGGCCAACAGCCATGCGTAAAGCGTGCTTTCTGACACGCCGGCAGCCTGCGCCGCCGCCCGGCGCGTGTGACCTTGGCGCGTCGCTTCAATGGCACGAGCGGCCCGTTCGGGAGCGAAAGCCGCAGGGCGGCCGACGCGGCTGTTAGCTTGGTTTTCCATATCTTTTTCTACCGCATCCGGCAGGCAGAGCGGTACGGCATGACGTTGTGCTTTCGCGTCATCGCCAATACGTTTCGGATGCACCCGGCCCTAGCGCGAGCTATGTCCAGGGGCCTTCAAGCTAGTTGAGCAGTTCAACGACTGCCAATAAATGACGATGACGTTCATCATCATTCGGGGGCGGGGCGGCCTGTCCGCCCTCTCCAACCATCTTGAACAACGCCGAAACTCCGCCCCCGGCCATCTGCCGCCCGGCGCCGATGATGGCGCTTAGCGAAAATGGTGAACGTCTCCCTATGGCGTGACTTTATCCACGGGGAGCAATCTCACCGGTCAATTTAGGTCACGATGGGTCTTCGTCCGCTGGATCCTCATAGCCTAGTCGCCGAAACTCTCCCTCCTCTTCGGCACGACGCTGTTCTTCAGCAATCGAAATGGCAATGCGCTCGCAAAATAAACGGGCAAATTCACGCACAGCGGGACGTGGGTCGATCGACCAGTTAGCTACGCGGTCGCGTCGCTCCCGCAGTGCTTCGGCCCGGCCGAACTGTCCGGTTGTGACCCCGGTATTCATCAGGGCGATGGTCAGGCTGCCAAGACGACCGTCATCGGACGGCAACGAAGCTGCGATCTCTTTGGCGACATCCTGCAAGCCGACATCGGCAGTGTAGTTCTCAAGGATCGGCAGAACAAAATTGATGCCCCGACTTCCCTCGGTCTGAAGCAAACGGATCAAAGCGGCGGTGAAAGGCTCCGTGAGATCAGGGAACACGTTGTGTAGCAGACGCGCGCCCTCGAAGCGGAACAGGGGTGCCGCCTCGTCAAACCAACTGTAGACCGTGCTGACCGCGAGATCGGCGTCTCGGCCGAGCTCCTTCTCCAGACCGAAGAATTGGTAGGGAATGGGATTGTCGGGGCGATCTTCGCCTCGACGGTTCAGCCGTGTATGGAAAAAGCTCCAGACCAAGTCGGGGTGAACGTGAGCGATGTAGGCTAGGATCTGCTCGGCGTGGTACTCGACACTCTCCAAATCTAACATGTTCGTCAGCACGGCCTGCGCTTCGGCGGCTAACAGGCCCTGGAAGAATGATCTTGCCCTCGCCCTCGGTAGAAACCTAGTACCGTGAATCCAACGCGTATCACGGTCCGCAGTCAGCGCCCGGAGCCCCGGCACGAATACACCTACCTTCAGCGGAAAGGTCGTGTCGTCGTGGTACTCGATTGCCAATACGACGCCCTCGATCATCGAGAAGATGTCATGATCCCGAACTGCGAGCTCCAATAGCGCGGTCACGGGATCCACCGTCTCCGGCCGAACGACGCGATAATGTCGCATAAGCGCGGTGCGACGGGTCGGATCGCCGACGCACGCGTCGATCAGTTCCTGATAGCCGACGCAATCACTGCTTCTGGACAGGCCCAAAAGAAGGGCGGGCATGAACTTGACCAGATCGGGATCGCCGCCGGCAAGCAGTGGCTTAACTGCCCAGGACTTCCGTTCTGCGAGCCGTGTCAAGAACTCCCCGAAAACCGGAAAAGTCGCGAGATCATTTGATTTAGTGGACGCGCACCGCGCGATACGGACGCGCCATCGGTCGATGTTCCAGTCGCTGATAGCCTCGATGAATTCATCCGCGCGTTCGAGGCGATAGGCTTCAGCCCCCTTGTAGAACTGGTCGTCCTCCCAATGGGGCGGGAGCACGGTCTCGAAGCCGACGAGCGTCTTGTAGATGACGAAGTCCTCGTCGAGATTGATCTTGTCTCGGACGGCGATGATGGCGCCGGCCACGGCGCGGGCGTTGCCCCTTACGGACTCGTCGAAACGTTCGGATGCAGCTAGGTCCAACACGCGCCGATATTGGCGAAGTAGGTCGTCTTCAAAGGCTTCGCGCAGCTCGTAAGAAAGCGAAGGGATCCTGGGTGCGATCTGACGGAGGACGTGGATGGACCCTGCTAAAACGATTTTGCACAGTTCGTCAGTATACGTCTCCTGATGTGGCAAGAGCGTACTGTCATTCAGCGCCGAAAGAATCTCCCGCTGTGCGCCCTCCGAAATGGGCGTGTCCAGCAAGCCTAGCAGGCCATCAGCTGCCATTCGACGGACTTCGGACAGGGACGCGTGCGGGTAGACGGTTCCGGTGCTGATGGTCATGGTGTCGCCAGCGAACTCGGTGCCCATCATCTCGGTGCGAAGGACCTGGGTCCAGACGGTGATTGCCACCGCAGGGTACTCAGCGAGTTCGGGCGTACGCTTTGCTAGCTCCTCGACGAGGGCTCTTTGCACGCTGTAGCCGACCCGTTGAACCACAGGGATGTGGTACTTGGCCAACCGCTGGAGAACCGTTAGCGCCTGCTTGCGCCGATCCGATCCCGTGGTGTCTCGATAGATTTCGAGCAGCACCTCGAACGTCCCTACCACATCGGCGTAGCCGCATTCCTCCAGGATGCGAATGGCTAGGCGGATGATCTCGTCAGCCGTCTTGCCGTCATAGGAGCCGAAGGGGGTTTCGATCGGTTTGGTTAGCGTTTCACGCGCCTTCTTCACGGCGTCCTGCAACGCTTCCTTGATCTCCGGGAACATGGTAGGAAGATCGTCGTAATTTGGAATAACGTACTCAAGGAAATTTTGGAGAAGGTCGTAGCGTTCATTGTTATCGGCGCTCGTCCTCAGAAGCTCCAGCGCGTCGCGGTCGAAAAGCTCCTTGCCGGCCATCGCGCGCTCGTAGTCGTACTGCGCCCGGGCCATCTCGCGCCCCGCGGGCAGGAGGTATTCGCCCATCACACGTTTGAGACGCCGCTCGATGCTGGCGAACGCTCGCTTGCCGAATCCTTCGCTGTCCGGACGCTTGTAGAGAATGTCGTGGGTCGTCTCGGACCAAGCGTGGTTCAGAATGGTCTGCACTTGGATTTCACAGCGCATCCCGGCAAATTTAGCATACTCGGGCAACGTCTCCCGTTCAGGCGTCAGGCGTACGGTGTAGTGGATGCCGCGATACTGCCGTCCCTCGTTTTCGACCGTCGGGTGATGAACGCGTACGTCTTCGATGGCGAAGTTTGCACGGATAATATCGGACTTCTTGAACCGCTCGACGTCGCTGTCGGTGTAAAATATCGGTCGGACGCCGGCGAGGTCGCGTATTTCATCCTCTATCTTCGGTGAGTCGAGAAGCTCGCGCTGCTCAAGTTTCCCGCGTAGACTTTTCAGTGATTTTTCGCGCGCCTGGATAGACTGAGGGCGAGGAAGATCATCCCGAGCTAAAATAGCTTGATTAATAATGAAGCGAACGGCTTCCGCGAGTTCCCGATAGAGCGACTGCCACTTCTTCTCGTATTCTTCAAAATTCAT